TAGACGCCGAAACCAAAATTGCCCTCCTGGCAACCGAATACGAAGTCGACGAGAAGGACAGTTGCCCCACCGTTCCGACGATTGTTTGCGTGTCGAGCGTCCCGTGGTGCAGGTAGTCGACGTTGATCGTCCCGCCAGACCAGTCGCCCGTCGGAACCATGACCAAGAAACCCTTGGCCGTCGAGGCGTCGGTCATGTTCGTGACCTCGGCTGTCGGCGTCTCCACCGAGATGCCGGTCACATACCCCCAACTGCCGTTGAAGGTGAACGTCGCACTCTGCGGGATGCCTGGCATGGCTACACCTAGAGGCGAAACGACGCACTGCCGCGAACGATGTCCCCGAGGCTGGCCGTGACCTGCGACGAGACGCAGGTAGCGGCGGTGCTTGAGAACGCGACTCTGCCGGAGACGGACAGAGTCCCAACGGCGCCGACCGCAGGGATCGTTTGCCCGATGAACTCGACGTCCACCGTCGGCAGCGAGTCGACCGACTTATGCAGGTAGTAAAACGGCTCGGTGTCGTTCGGCCCCAGGCCCATGTGCGGAGCCGACACCCGCTGACGCTCGGCGCCACCGTTGACGGTGACGCTGGTGATCGTGTACGCCGACGCGGCAAACGTGAACGACGTGCCTTGTGAGCTGACCCCAGCCATGTCGCCTTACGCGACGCGGAAGGTCGCGCTCCCGCTGATGAGGGCACCCACCGAACCGCCGATCGAGGCAGACGACAGCGTCGCGTTGCCGCTGAACGACATCGGGCCGGAGATCGACAGGGCGCCTGACGTGCCGGCAGCGAGCACCGTGGTCGAGATGTAATCGATCGTGACTTCACGCTCAGTGGCGAAGCCGCCGACGAACTCACGACGCTGGTTCGGGCCGATGCCAAGGTGCGAGCCGTCGATGAGGTCTTGGGAGTCGGAAACCTGGACACTGGTGACCGTGATGGGGGTGCTGGTGTTCGGGAACGTGAACGTCAGTCCCTGTGCTGAAACGCCTGCCATTTGTTTGCGCCTCCTTGCGCCGTAATCTTGCCGTGTAGGTTACGCGGTGGCTTCGTTCCACCGAATCTGAAACAACTGCCGGACTTCGTAGGCCGGAGGCAGTTGCGCCCCAGCGACCGTCGGATCGAGGAAGTCGTCCGTTTCGGACATCAGCCTCATATCTTGTATTGTAGCCCCGGCCAGCGTGCCGGTGTGTCCATCCAGAGCAAGGCGAACCTCGTCGGCCAACTCGCGGACGGCGTCATACGAAAGCGCCCACGAGGCGATCTGGAGGTTCACCATCGGGACGAACAGGGGGCCGCCGAGGGCGACATCCCGCATGATGTTCGACCGCTTGTAAACGATGAACGGCAGGCTCGCGCCGGTCTTCGGGACGGCGATCGGGTAGACCTGGAAGCCGACGATCCTCGCCACGCCGGGCGTCGAGACGAGCTTCTGGTAGACGTGTTTTTCTGGGGAGATGAGCATGGCTAGAACTTGTTGATTTCGGCCTGGATGAGTTGGGCGAGCACGGCCTGCACCTGAGAGGCCGAGTTCACGATCGTTCGCTCCATCGGGTGGTAGGCCGGCATCGGGTCGATGCTCTCGCCGGGGCCGAGGGTGATCGGGTGCGTGTCACCGTCGGGGCCGGTGGCGAAGTCGTGCGAATAGCCCTTGCCCCGCTTGGCCTGCCGAGTCGGCTCGTTAATGCTGCCCATGAGGAAGTAATACCCGCGGCTGCGGCGGGCGAACTCCTCGTCATTCATGGCAGAAGTCGTTCGCCGCATCTTGCCGTTGATCAACTGGTGGACGTTGACGTATGTGCGGCGGTTCTGCGTGCCTGGCTTTCTGCGGCCGGAGCCGAACTCGACCAGCCAGGCGTGATTCCCACTTTCGCGGCCCTCTTCGGAGCCGACGGGGCCGGTCTGACGGGGGCCGGTGATCGCGACGGCGACCTGGCCACCCTCGTACTCTTTTGTCTCCGTGATCGTGGACTTGGCGAGATTCCCCGTGGCGCCGCCGCTGCCGGGGGCCAGGGGCTTCGACACGAGGTCTTTGTAGCCCGTCAGGATCGGCCGCGACGCCTGCTTGACGCACTTCTTGAGCAAGCCCGGCGCTGCAAGCGCCCCCGCCACGCGCTCCAACTCCTTCGCCAGCTCGCGGACGCCAGCGGTGTCGATCCGCACGAAGCCTTCGGTCTGGCTCTTTGCGGTGCCAAGGCCGACGTCACGGGGCGTCGGATTGCTTGGATTGATCGCCATGCTACTGCACCTCGTTGACGAGGAGTTCCAGGCGGGTGCGGTTGTCTCTGGGGCTGACGCTCACGATCTCGAGCGTCTTGCCTCTCCAGAGCAGGCGGTACTGCGGATTCACCGTCGCGCGGTATCGCATGATCACCTTGTGGGACGCGATGACGTTGGCCTGCTGGGCCTGGAGCACGTCGCGACTCGTCAGGCCGTCGACGCTGGCCCAGACCGTGGCTTCGGTGGCCCATGACAGCGTGGCTTCGCCCGTCGGGCTACGCAGTTCCTGCGGAGCCTGGAGGGCGACTCGCTCACGCATCATGCCGATGTTCACGTTATCGTGCCCTCGCCGATGAGGACGATGTCATAGGTGGCGTTGAGCTGGCTGTCGTTGAAGACAGACATTGACTCCTGAATCCACCCGGATGCGTCTGTTCGCGACGCGAAAAAAACCGCGCCTGGGGCTATCGGCGTGTCCGGGGGGACCGCGGGCGGGAACGAAACAGATATTGCAACCGGGCCTGTGTTTCTTATGTAGACGGTCTTGACTGCGGTGAATGTTACGGCCCCTCGGTCGTCGGAGAATCCATTCGCATTCGGAAAGTCGTAGTCATCTGCGGCGGTGACTGTCCGTGAGTCGCTCCACACAACCTGCGCCTGGTTCGCCCCGGTGCCGTCAGTGAGCGTGGCCGCATATGACGCCGGCGTAGCGCGGAGCGTCCGCGAGAAGTCGCCTGCGCTCGTCTCGTGAGCCAGGATCGACAGCATGATTTGTGCATTCAGCGGCATTTCAGTTCCCCATCACATAGATTTCGTAAGCCTGCCCGTTCGTCCCGCCGATGCGGAGAATCGAGCCGCCGGAGGTCGTGGCGAACCCGGACGAGTTCGGGCAGGAGAGCAGCATCGCGCCGCCCTCGCGGATCGGGTAGCCACGCAGCGTCAGGCTCCCAAGGTTGATCATCGGCGAGAAGTTCCACGCTGTGACGTCCTGCCGGAACACGCTGAACTGCGAGCCCGTCCAGCCTGCCGAAAGGGCGATCTGATTCGTCGTCGACAGGTTCTTGATGCAGAGCAACTTCACGACGCTGATGCCAAGCGTTGAGAAGTCGACCTCGTCGAAGCCACCGGACAAAATTGTCCGACGGTCGCTGAACACCTTTGTGCAGTCGCCGACGTCGAAACTGAAGTCAATCGGGTGCTGCGTGGTTGCGGTCGTGAGCCCCTGCTGCGATTGCAGCCTGGCCGTCACGTTCGCTTGCACCTGTGCCGTGAGGCTCATCGGTAGCCGCCCCAGCCGCTCGCGGCGAGCAGCGTCTCGAAGGTCTGTGGCACTGGCAGCACCTGGCTGTAGCCGGCCACGACGGGCTGCCGCATCTCGTACCAGTGAGCCACGAGGAGCATGATCAGGCTCTTCACGGTCGCCGGCACGCTCGCGCCGCTGGCTCCGTAGCCCGCCGTCCATCGCACGGTGACGCTGTTCTCGTCACCTCGAACCGCCGGCCAGACGCCTTCGTAGAGCGGGTAGATGCGGCCGGGCGTGGCGTAGGCGTCCACCTGGAAAGCGTTCGCCGCGCTCGTGATCGTCCGATTCACGCCGCCCTCGTCGCGGTAGATGACCGTCACGGTCGCCGCCTGCATGGGAGGCCGTGGCAGAATGACCTCCCACAGGGGGAACGTGTCGTAGCGGGCCTCCCAGACTTGGGTGATGAGGCTCAAGTCCAGCACGTTCTCGACGTACTCGCGGGCCGCCGCGATCAGGCTCGTGATGTAGGCGTCCTCGTCGGTGCCGTCGACGCGGCACTGC